CTTTAAATGCAAACGGCGACGCTTTTATCTATAAAAATAGAAATGCTAGAGGCGTAGTTGTTGAGCTAGTCCCTCTTATGCCTCACTTGGTTGAAGCAAAAGGAAATGAGAACGAACTTATAACTCATTATCAGTATCAACCACAAGGCGGTGTACAGGGGGAAGATTCTGTACGCATAGAAAAAGCAGATATGGTTCACTTACGCCAAAATGTTGACCCTAGTAACATGAGGCGTGGTCTTGCTCCACTTAGAGGCGTTCTAAGAGAGATAGCAGGAGACGAAGCAGCAGGACAATACACTGCGGCTTTATTACATAATATGGCGGTACCCGGAGTAATTCTCTCACCAAGAGATGACGCTATGGGTGGCCCAACGAGAGAAGAAGCTGAAGCTATTGCAGATATGTATAAGCAAAAGTTTGGTGGTAAGAACAGAGGTGCGCCTATGGTCTTATCCGGTGCTATGAATGTTGAAATAGTATCTTTCTCTCCAGACCAAATGAAGTTAGCTGAATTAAGAAGAATCCCAGAAGAAAGAGTGTCAGCAGTTCTTGGCGTTCCAGCAGTCCTCGCCGGCCTCGGAGCTGGATTGGATTCGGCGACTTATTCGAATACAAAAGAACTTAGAGAGTTCTTTACCGAGTCAAAAATGGTCCCAATGTGGAACATGGTTGCGCAAGAACTGACTCATCAATTGTTACGACCAGAGTTCGGCGGAAATGATAATCAATACGCAGAGTTTGATATCAGTAATGTTAGAGCACTAGCTGATGACAAAGACAATCTCTATAAACGCATGAATACTGCTGTTCAAGGAGGTTGGGTAACAATTGGCGAAGCAAGAAAAGTAGTTGGTTTAGAGGCTGATAATAGACATGATGTTTATTTAAGACCTCTTAACATGATTCAAGTTACAGAAGATGGTTCTCCACTTCTAAATGACCAACCTACTAATGAACCTGCACCGGCAAATAACAATGATGATGAAGAGCCTGCAACTCAAGATGACGAGAGTAAGTTAACTACTATTGATTTACCGCCAGAAGTAGAAAGAGAAGATGTTGTTAAACCAACACCTACTTATCTCAATGAAGAAAAATATATTGCAGAAATGCCTAACGGTGCTTTCTGTGTTATAAGCCACGAAGATGGTGAAATAATAAAATGCTTTGATACAAGAGCAGAAGCAGAAAACTTTTTAAACAATAAAAAAGAACCAGCTGCTTTGATGAAAGATACTTACACAACTATTGAAGAAGCACAAGAGAGAGCTAAAGAATTAGGTTGTGAAGGTACACATTACATTGAAGTAGACGGAGATAAATTTTATATGGCTTGCGCTACACATCAAGATTATTTAGACGCAGTCTACAAACCTAAAAAAGACGGAGATATAGAAGAACTTAAAGTATCCCTAGAAGAAGCAGAAGCAATGTACGAAAAAGGTGATAAATTACACAGTCCAGAAGAAAAAGCTCCAAAGAAAATAACTAACTTTCCAAAGAGTGGTGATAATCAAAAGATAAGTTTATCTAACTCACAACACTCACAGTTTCCAAGCTACGCTTATGTTAAAGATTTAAAAGAGAACTGGCCAGAGATTTGGAGAAGAGCAGGTACCGGCGGTAACCCTCCTACTTCATTTACTGGTAATGACGCTTTTAATAGATGGACAGCGTATAAAGGTGGAGATAGAAGCGAATCAGTTCTTAACTGGGTTAAGAGAAGAGAACGCTTTATGAATCGTCACAAGAAAAATAATAGACTTAACGGCATTATTGCAGTTATGAAGTGGGGCGGAGTAACAGCTGGTGGAGTTTCACAAATGAAGTCTGTTGTAAATGAATACAAAAAAGTTATTAGAGAGAGAAGAAAAAAATCTCTTGATATAGCAGAGGAATATTTATTAAAAGCAATATCTGACCAAGCTAGAGCAGGTCTTACTAGAAAAGTAGAAGACCATAATAAAAATAATCCTACTCATAGAGCAACACTTCGTATGCTAATTGCGGTATATAACAGAGGAATAGGTGCTTATAGAACTAATCCGGGTTCAGTAAGAGGTAATGTGAGTTCAGCAGAGCAATGGGCAATGGCTAGAGTTAATGGCTTTTTAAGAGCATTGAGAACAGGTAAGTTCAGAAGAAAACCTTATGACCAAGACTTGTTGCCTAGCTCACATCCATTGTCATCAAAAAAATCTGGTAACAAAGCAGAATCAGTAAGAGTAGGTCAAGCTGTAAGCTGGTCAATCAACAAAGAACCAGACCCACCTTCAGTTGTGCATGGTATTGTAACATCAGTAAATGATGATGAAGCCACAATGGAAGTATGGGCTAGATTAGAAAATGGCGACCATAAAAAGACTGATAGAAAAGTCACTATGCCAATTTCAAAGCTAAGAATAATATCAGACTTTAGACAATAAAAAACTGAAATCCGAAATCGTATCATATAATAATTAAAACGCACATCTGAATAATCTATTGTACAATTTAAGATTGAAGGATGTATGAATAACGAATCTAAAAATATCGACATAGAGTTAAAAGATGACTCTGGTCAAGTAGAAGCAGTTTTCAGTATATTCAATTCCCTTGACAGTGATGGGGATGTTGTTATGCCGGGAGCTGTCAAATCGGGTTTTAAAAATAACCAAGTTCCAATGGTATGGTCTCACAAATGGGATATGCCTATTGGAAAAGGAACAATTGCTCAAGACGATGATAAAGCAGTGTTCAAAGGTGAGTTCTTTATGGACACCGAGTCTGGTAAAGAAGCTTACAACCTAGTTAAGAATATGGGCGATATGCAACAATGGTCATTCGGCTATAAAGTTAACGATTCAGATTTTGGTAAGGCAAACGACAAAGGTGGCGAAGAAACTAACGCTAGATACCTTAAAGACCTTACTGTATACGAAGTCTCTCCAGTACTAGTTGGTGCAAACCAAGACACATACACATTAGCTATTAAATCAAACACAGAGTTGTTGAAAGAAATAACTGATGTTAAAGGTGATGAAAAAGAATCATCTGGATGTGGAGACAATTGTGGTTGCAATCAAAAAAGTTACGGAGATGATGAAGAAGAAATGAAATCTTGTAAGTATCACGACGGTGGTCCTTGCATGAAGATGGAGGATGATAAAAAAGAAATGAAGAGTGAAGAAGATTTAGAAGTTTCACAGGAAGACAGCAAGTCTTTCTCTGAAGAAGTCATAGATGTGCTTGCTGCATTGGATGACTTAGTAGCCAGAGCAAAAGCAATTGCTATGCTCCGTGGTGAAGATGGTAGGAAATTAGGCGTAAAAGCCACCGAAGCACTTCGTGCAGTCGCAGACGACTTGAACGACGCTTGGACCGAAATTGATGAGTTCATCGGAAATGTCGGAACTGAGGGTGCTTTGGAGTTAGAAGTAGAAGAAGAACTTGTGGAAGATGAACAAGCTGAAACAGAAGAGGTAGCTGAGGCTTCAACTGATACTATTGATGTTGAAACTGAAGTCGAAGAAGTTACTGAGGAAGAAGCACCAGCAGAGGAACCTGCTGTTGAAGAACCGGAAGATGAAGCTGCTGAAGAAGAAACTCCAGAAGATAACACTGATTCCTCTGACGAAGAATTTGACGCTGAGTGGGTAAGGGCTCAACAAATCATTGCTGAATCCTTAGCCGAAGAAATAGAAGAAGTATAAGACAAGCAAGATTGGAGAAATCTAAGAATGAGTAAAACAAATGAACTCATGGACCAAATTGCTGCTAAAAGAGCAGAATTAAAATCTGTCTTTGAAGCCAACGAAGACGGCAAGTACACCTCTGAACAAAAAGAGGAAATCAAGTCAAGAAATGACGAACTTGCTGAATTAGTTGAAGACCTTAGCATTGAGAAGAAAAAACTCTCTAATGCTAAAGCTTTAGAAGAAGATTCAAAGCCAGTTGCAGAAATGCCACTAGCTGGCGAATCAGCAGAAGTTAAATCTGTTGGTGAGCAATTTGTACAAACCGACGCATATAAAAATTATATGGACGGCGGTGTTAAAGGTGTAGATTCTCATATTGAGACAAAAACAACTTTGACAACTACTGGATACCCACCAGAGGTTTTAAGACAACCGGGTATCTTGGAAACAGCTCTTAGAGACCCAAATGCTGTTATATCATTATTTGATGTAATCAACACAGACCAAAACGCATTCAGCTATTTGGAAGAAACAACCTTCACAAATAACGCAGCTGAAGCTGCTGAAGGTTCTGCTGTTGGAGAAGCAGCTTTGGCTTTCACAGAGCAAACAGAAGCTATCCGTAAAATGGGTATCTTCATTCCTGTAACAGACGAATTACTTGCAGACGAAAGTGGTATCCAAGGATACATTAACTCTCGTTTACAAACAATGATAAGACTTCGTTTGGACAACCAACTCCTTAATGGTGATGGAACTGCTCCAAACCTAGAAGGTATCTTAGACGCTGGTAAGTCTTCAGTCGGTTCTACTGACTTTAGCTCTTACGCAGGAACTTTAGGAAAAATTGGTGCACTTTATGGAGCAATCACAGACATCAGAGTCAACGCATTTACAGAGCCAGACGCTATTGTAATGCACCCAAATGACTGGAATGATGTTGTGACTTCTGTAGGTGCAGACTTCGCAGGTACATCCAGTGCTGGCTACACAGAAAAGTCACCACTTTTCGTAGCAGCTGGTGGTATGGGCGCAGGTCCTTCAGCTCAAATCTGGGGACTAAAAGTCGTTCCTACAACCGCAATTGCCGCAGGAACAGTTCTTGTTGGTAAATTCGGTGGTGGTGAAGCAGCTAACATAGTTATGAGACAAGGTATGGAATTAGCCGTATCTGATTCACATAGCGATTTCTTTATTAAGAATCAATTAGCTATCAGAGCTACCATGAGAGTCGGTTTCCCTGTTTACAGAGAAGCAGCTTTCCATAAAATCACTAACTTCTAAAGTTAGTTTAGATTTATACATTAGAGCGGGGTTAAACCCGCTCTTTTGTTTTTATAGTGTAAAATTAGAACATCATGTCAGATTATATTAAACCAGAGAAAAGCATTTGGAAAATGAAAGATGGTTCCATTTGGGAAGGTCCTTTATCAGAACTTCCTAAGTCTGGAGCTTCTCTCATTGCTAAAGCAGGTAAAGAATACCCAGCTGA